AACTCAAGCCCTGTGCCAAATTCCGGGGTCAAAGATAAATTAAAACTGTCTTTAATGTCCTCAAGCAACGGCACAATGGTGTCAAGCCAAAATATTTTGCGTGCTGTTTCAATGTTGTTATAGTTTGCCTTGTCAAGTATGCCAATCATTGGCGGTGGCACTTGGAAAATAGAGCAAATTTCGTTTGCTGTAAATTTCCGGCTCTCAATAAAGTCAATGTCTTTAGGCGTCATGCTCATTTGTTGCCAGTTTGCGCCTGCTCCTAATACCCAGGGTGTGTGGGCGTTGTCAATACCCTGGTGTTGCTCCCTCACCATTGCCCGTGCCTCATTCCATTGGTCTTGGGTTAATGGGTGGTCAAAGGTAAAAACTCCGTCACTAATTGCCATATTCTGTAAGCCAACTTTTTGGTATCTTACTGCCTCAACGTCAATGTCCACGGCTCTTGCGCCTGCTTGCAACGGGGCAAGTCCCCAATAAGGATTGGCAGGGTCCAAAAATTTGTTGTGCATTATATCGGCTGGCTTAATGTCGGTTATAATGCCGTCTTTGTGGTATTGATATTTGTCTATCCAATCCATAGCACTAGGAAATACTCGTATCCAATCGGGTTGCAACTGCCACAATTCAACAACTACGCCCCCGGCTCTTACTTTGGTATGTAAGCTATTACCTCCCAAATATAAGTGCTGTATCATGCCAGTCATTAAGTCTTTACGGCTGTGCCACGGTGTCGGGCGGTCAATAAGGGTTGCCAAAGGGTGCATTTTTTGTTGTACCCAATCGCCATTGCGGTCTTGTTTGTACACATACCAGGGCACGCTTGCCACTGATTTTGCAATGATATTGATACACGCATAAACATAGGTACTAGACTTTAAGCCCTCTCTAATGGCTCTATCTGTGCGCCATTCATACCATTTGGCGTCTGTGGTCGTTCTCCACTTCGGCAATAAACGGGAATAACGTAAATCCATAGCTTTTTTCTTGAAACTAAATTTAGGAAAAAACCTTGCCATTGCTTGCCCTCCTGTCTGTCAATATGTATTTTTGCCCATAAAAAAAGCCCTTAATAAAAAGGGCTACTTTTTAGCGTTAATTAATGAACTAATTGCCTGGTGTTGTCCTCTAATTTCGTCCTTGACTTCCTCAAATTCTTTATATATTTCCTCGCTTTGTGCTTTTAACTGCTTTATCATGTTCGCCCTACTCATAGTTGTGACAAAGGTAATCATTACAACAATGGTTATTAAATTAAAGGTTTCAAATTGGTGAATAAGCCAACTCATTTTTGTTTTTTCTCCTATGTGTTTTTTCTTATAGCTTTGACAATCAAAAAAGATTGAAATGAGCCAATGCCTATTGCAAATAAAAGCAAAAAGCCCACTATTGTAAATTGAAAACGATTAAAATATTTTTTGGTTAATATTTTAAGCCCTCCCAACAAAGAAATTAACGGCTGTTTGCCATCTTGTTAACATTTGTGTCATGGCGTCCACTTGGTCGTCATTTTTACCTTGAGGAAATTGTATTAACTCCTCTATAAAATCATTTACCCACGGGGCGTTGCTTGGCTCGGGCAAATACACATTGCCTGCCTCCCATTGAGGAGAAATAGCACTTGCTCGCACTTCCTTGCCTCCCATTGGCTCCACGGGAATAAGTCCATAAATTTCTTTCTTGAGGTAATCAATTACGGCTGTGCCGTTTGCTTTGTCCTCAACAAATTTGCTGTGAGCCTTTGGATATTTTGCGCTTATGCTCCTAATAGCTTGCACGGTGGCAGGAAAGCCCATTTGGTCCCTAATTTGGTCAATCAAGTATTTGTTTGCGCCTTGCCTGCCCCACACTTGCAAAACGCAATAATCACTGGTCTTTGTATCTTTGAAAGAGGCGTCAACGCTTATTGCCATTTCGTCCAGGGCTGGCAAGGCTCTGTAAAACTTTACCCATTCACGCTTGAATATGTCGCCACTGTCCGGGCTTGGTCTTTGCTGGAAAAGGGCGGTCCATGTTCTTGTGCCAACTTCTTTGCGTTTGTTTTCTGCCCATGCCAGGTCATAACCAAACTCACTCCAAAGAGGCTCCCCCACTTCCCTGCCTAATTGGTCGTTTTCCTCGGCTAAAGCTGGCAAAGAGATAACTTCCCATTCGTCCGGCTGTTCTTTAAGCAATCGCCCGGCTATGTCGTCATGGTGCCAGCGTGTAAGAATGACTATTTGCGCCCCATTTGGCATTAAACGTGTGCTCAAGCTACTTTGGTATTCGTCCCACACTCTATTGCGGTACACTTCACTTTGAGCCTCTTGGGCGGTCTTAATAGGGTCGTCAATTATTAATAAATCGGCTCCACGTCCAGTAACGCCCCCTAATATCCCGGCAAAATAACTGCCCCCGGTATGTCCTTTAATGGTGTAGTCACTCATACTGCCGTTTTGGGGGTCCAACTCTATGCCAAAAATTTCTTCGCCCCAATCTTTAACTTTGGCTCTGTTTTTCCGTCCAAATTCTTTCGCTAGGCTGTCGCCATAACTGATTGTAATTACTCTTTTGTCGGGGAAAAGCCCATTGTAATAACTCGGCAAACTTTCGGTAATGGTTTGGCTCTTGCCGTGCCTCGGTGGCATGAATACCATTAACTTTTTTAAAGAGCCATTACAAATGCGCTTTACTGCGTCACACAACAAAAAATGGTGCTTGGCAGGCTTGTACTTGCCAAAATGCACCATTTCTAAATAAAAGCTATAATCTTTTCGGGCGGTTGCTCTGTAATACATTTCCTTTTCTTGCTCTGTTAGCATGGTTCTAGTCCCCCATTGCTTGTTGCCTGCGCCAAAGCTGTTTGACCAACTCGGCTGTCTCGGGGTCTGTCTCAATTTGTTGCTCAATTTTAAACTCTTTTGTTTCTGTATGCTGGCTTTGTATCTTGGCGTCTAATTGTTCTTTCTTGCCCCAACGTTCCGGGTACTTGCGCTCTAAATACCAGGCGTTTGCCTTCCAATCGTCATACTTTCCAGCGTTTAAAATAAGTCTTACTCTTTCTGCCTCGGCTTGTGCCTCTGCCAATCTTACTTGGCGTAAAAACTCAAAATAGTCGCCTTTTCCTTCTTGCTCGCCTTTCACCATCCAGCCTCTAAAAGTGGTATAGTCAACGCCAGCAAGTCGGCAAGCTGTATCAAGGTAATTTCCTGCGCTTATATGGTCACAAATACTTTGTTTTATCTCGGGTGTAAATTTGGACGGTCTGCCCTTTGGCAACGCCCTTTTTTTGGTCACTGTCATTGCTTGCTCGCCTCCTCTTAATAAAGCAAAAGCAACCCAATTTGTTTAGGTTGCTGTGCAAAAGGGTTATAAAGCCTACAAGCATGAAAAGAGTAAAGCATTATTTTGGAAAGGTATTATACATTATTAACAATAAAAGTTGTCCCTATAAGGCATACTTACTGTCAAAATACTGTCAAATCAAGCATTGTTTACAATTCTGCCTGTCACTTTGTCAAATTCAAAACCCATACAAGGCAAACAAATATACTCGTCCTCGGTTATGTTGCCTAGTATTTCAATCACGGCTTTTTCATATCTCGCCTCAAAGGGCAATTTGATTAATACCACTCTGTATTGATTACGATTACACAAAAAGCAAACTGGCGTCATTTTGTCCCCCTAACTCAAAACATCTGTGCCCCACATAAAATGTTCCTTTGCCCAGGTGCCCCAACTCATTTCTATAACAACGTTTTTGCCTGTTTTAAGGTTGCTTATCCACATTCCATTGCCCATTGCTATGCCAACGTGGCTAATATGTACCTTGTCACTTGCAAAAAAGATTAAATCCCCCATTTTGGCGTCTTGTATTTGATTAAAGCGTTTTCCCACCAAAGCTTGTTGATAGGATACTCTAGGTAATTTAATTCCAAATTTGCCATATATAAACTCAACATAACCACTGCAATCTGTGCGTAAAGGTGGCGCATAATTAACACTCCCTCCCCATACATAAGTTGTGACACTCTGTAAGCTTTTGGCATAGTCCACCAG